TTTTAGAGTACCCACCGACGCTATAGTGCGTTGCAGCTTCCCGCTGTCTCTAGCTAGGCCTATGCAGTGCATGCGACCTAGCTTCAACTATCAAAATAAGGAAGACCATATGGGAACCATGGTAACATCATCTCGGAAACGCTTGTTCCCGTACCTAGTTGGGGATGCTATCCTCAGCAATGGTACGAAGCGCCGTAATGATATATACTTTGGTCAGGTAAATTCTCCTACTGGGCAATTGCCCCAGAAGAGTTTACTTCAGACAACTACTTCTTATAGAAGTGTTGCGACGGGTGAGGGCACTTTATCCAATGAGCAAATCCTCTATGAGGCTGAACTCGCTGGTAGGCGCTCTCTTTTTCCGTATGATAACGGTCACCCATTCCAAACTGAAGATTTCTCAGTTAAGTCCTTTCCGGACAAAACTTGGGATATCAGAGGTTTGGGATCGTTGCGCTGGACCGGTAATGTTTGTTTTAATTACCGTTCTAGCGACGTCATTGGCAGTCTCCCTCAAGGAAATTTAAACGTCCTTGGGGCTCAGGCTATCAATGCTACCGCTCCTACGAAACCGTCGACTTCCATCGCTGAGTTTTTGGCTCAATTGAAGTCAGGGCAGGAACTCCCTGAAGTAACCGGTATCACTTCTCCCCTTTGGGGAAGTATTGATACCGCTCTGCTAGAGGCGAACAACCTTAAAGAAACAATCGGTGTTTTTCTCTCCTATGGAGGAAAAGCCTGGTTGAATCTTGAATATGGTTGGGCACCTTTCATCAATGATATCAAGTCACTCGCTAATTCTGTTCTTAAATCGAACAAGATTGTGAGTCAACTGATTCGCGATAACGGACGTCCTGTCCGTCGGAAGTTCTTCTTTCCCGAAATTAAGACGACAACTGTTAATGCTGACAGTCTCCCCGTTGGGGGTGCTGGCCTCACTACAGTTCAGTTGCTTAATTTCATTGGTGGCACCGGGAACTGGTCCTCAACTTGGGGAGCAGGTCTCGGTTCGATCTCCTCTGTTACTGTGAATACACAGAATCAGTGGTTCAAAGGACAATATATGTATCATTTGCCAGATGGACAAAATCTATCTAGTAAGTGGGACTATTATGTCGAGCAGGCTCAAAAGCTGCTTGGCGTTGAGCTTACGCCCATCGCCCTTTGGGATCTGACACCATGGTCTTGGTTAGCCGACTGGTTTGCCGATTTCAGCACCGTTATTTCTAACGGCACGCTTTTTTCGGACCCTAAGACTAACCTCGTCCTGCGTTATGGTTACATGATGGAGACTTCTTCATCTGTTACCACAACCGTGGGGATTGGTATGAAAGTTAATACCACTTCTCTAGGAAACCTGAGTACGCAGACTAAGCATACGCTTAAGCGACGTATTCAAGCGACGCCTTATGGATTTGGCCTTGACGCCAGTAAATTCTCTGACTATCAATGGTCAATCCTTGCCGCTCTGGGCTTAAGCTCAGGCGGTTCGGCTCTACATAAGAAATGATAGTAATCTTCTTACTGTAGGAAAACGATAATCACATCCGTGGTTACCGCACACGTGAGTTTAGACTCACATGAACTGTAAAGGTGATGCAATGGCGTTCTCGGACCCACAATCAGTTACAATCGGTACGACTCCGGGTACGGTATCTCTACCGCGCACGGGGTCGGGTATTGGTACAGGAACATTCCTTACCAATGACACAACCGTCAAGTTGACGGTTTCGAATGCCTATGGCAAACGAACCCGTCGGGTTGCTCGTATCGATTTCTCCAAAATTGCCCCTGATCCTTTGATCAGTGCCAACAACATCAAATACGGCACTGCCGTGTATCTTGTTGTTGATCAGCCGCTTACTGGTTTCAGTACGGCTGAAATGAAGGACATTGTGACAGGTCTTTGTACCTGGCTCACTGCCTCCACTGGAGCAAACATCACCAAGCTTGTTGGTGGTGAGAACTGATTCTCCTTGTTTGATTGTGTAGGATTGGCACCCTATACATTAAGGAGTTGGCAGGATGGGGGGGAGTTTACTCCCCCCTATCTTGATTTTCGAGGACACCGGCGCTATGCATTTACTTAACTCACAATAAAGGAGAAAGTAATGAAAAGGCTGATGTCACTGCTGCAGTATGTGCTCGAGGAATCGGGCACATGGTGTCGCACTAGCACCGATCGAGATTGGAAAACCATTCTCGATAGGGTCGAACACGAGGGTTTATCGTTTATGACGATAACCTTACCAAACTTTGCGAAAGACTTCGAAAAAAGTCTTTCACTTGGAATGGTACTTCTTCCGTCTGAATCCAAATCCTTAGGTATTTTTGCCTATGGAGCCGATGAACTTTTTATCGGCTGGAAAAGACGGGGGCGGCTCCCAGTATTTCTGGGTGGCTTCCTCGAGTTGGTGTTCGACAGAACTAGCGGTCTCTTAAAGACTGATACTGATTTATTCTCGCGCACACAGCGTGCGCTCGCGATACGATGCATAAGGCAGATTTGTCTGCTTTATTCAAAGTTGAACGAACCTTGCTCTCCTGAGAGGGAGAGTAAGGCAATACTTCAGTATATTCTTTGTGAGACGGAGGTCAAAGAAGTGGATGCCCGATTTCTCGCGTATTTCGGATTTGATATCCTCGATACACGTTGGTCGGAGTCCAGAGGAAGCCTGCGACTTAAGTCGCATAGAGGCTTTCGAACGGATATCCACGTTACTCTACTCGAATTTATTTACGAGCTTGGATCAATTGATCCTTACTGGTCAAATAACGGGTAGACACTCTTCCGGTGCTGTTGCTGATCGTCTTAAGGGTAACCGAAAGTACGATCAGATGCACTGGACCAATCGGTTGGAGCAAGTTTTCCCACAAGGAGAATACGCTTTTCCCAATTGGCGCGCTTATTTAGAGCGTGGAGGTTTTGACCTTCGCGAACCTGGTTCTGAGTTGCCCGTTAGGGTAATAACAGTTCCTAAAACGCTAAAAACGCCCAGAATTATAGCTATCGAGCCGTCCCCAATGCAGTTTATGCAGCAAGGATTACTCGAGGCTATATCTGAAAATGTTGGCAGGGATGACATCCTGACACATTTTATCAGCAATGAGCATCAGGAGCCTAATCAGCTCCTTGCTCTTGAGGGTTCTATTACTGGAGCCCTTGCTACCCTCGATTTGAAGGAAGCATCTGATCGCGTTTCTAATCAGTTAGTCCGACGTCTACTTAAGAATCACTCTACCTTTTTAGGTGCAGTTGATGCTTGTAGATCACGAAAAGCTGATGTGCCTGGCCATGGCGTAATTCGTCTGGCCAAGTTCGCGTCTATGGGTTCAGCTCTGACTTTTCCCTTTGAAGCTATGATTTTTCTTGTCATAGTTCTTATTGGGATAGAGAAAGAGCTTAAGAGACCCCTGACCAAAGGGTATTTAAAAACACTCTTTGGTAAGGTGCGTATCTACGGTGATGATATTATTGTCCCCGTAGATTTTGTGCCATCCGTTTACAGCGAGCTCGAAGCTTTTGGGTTTCGAGTCAATGCTGGCAAGTCCTTCTGGACTGGAAAGTTCAGAGAGTCTTGCGGCAAGGAGTATTACGACGGCTTCGATGTTTCCATCGTTCGTTGTCGTAGTAGACTACCTGCCAAACGGAAGGATGCAATAGAGTTTATTCACACTGCAAGTTTTCGTAATCGGCTTTTTCAAGCCGGTTACTTCAAAACTTGCGATTGGCTAGATGCCGAAATTAGTAATAATTTCATATGGCCTCTAGTCTGTGAAGATTCTCCCATCATTGGGCGAGTGGAATTCGGTCAGTATCAAACTGATCGAACTTCACCGCACTTACATGCGCCCCTCGTCAAGGGACATGTTGTAAGTACCAAAATCCCGGTCTCACGACTGGATGATTGGCCCGCACTGATGAAGTTTTTCCTTAAACGCGGAGACTTGCCAGTCTTCGACAGGAATCACTTACTGCGTTCTGGACGTCCTGTGTCCGTCGACATCAAGACCAGGTGGACCAGCCCCTTTTAGAGGAGTTGGTGAGGGACTAAATATCCCTTGCACAGAG